CATTGGCAGCAGCGGCTGCCGCGGCGGCTATGGGTGAAGCATCGGCAGCAGCGGCAGCGGATGCGGCTTCAACGCTGGCAGATATTCAATCTTTGGAAATGAACACGGCTGGAGCTGATGCAGCTTTTCTTGACGCTATTACTAGTGGAAATGCAGCTCTCAACGGTATTGATGCCTACCTAAGTACCATTGACGCTTTATTTGGTATTAAAAGCGGAAATGGTGGAGCTGGGTTATCAGCCGGCGATAAAAAGTATGGCGGCAATCTGACAGTAAATGTAAACGCGCCAGGGTATTTAGGCAGTTACTCCGATCTTGCCGCGGTCGTTGTCGATGCCGTCCAAACTAATTCATCAAATGGCGTTCCTATTCTGACCACTCGGCAAGGTGTTTTTGCCGCATCGATAGGTTAAAACATGGCCACATATCCTTTGAATGTTATCGTCACCGTGGACTTCTCTACTGGGCCAAATTTTGGTTATCCATTCACCCTTGACGATCCCATTTATGGCGTACTCAACACCTCCCAATTAGGTCTAACGAGTGCCACAGCGCAGATCGTGAATGTTTCTAACCAGGTAACTTCAATTAACATTAGCGGCGGTTATGACCTACTTCAAGACCAATTCCAGACTGGAAACTGCACTTTTCGCCTGATCGACCAAAATGGCGATTGGAATCCGACCAATACCGCAAGCCCTTATTACCCCAACATTTCACCGATGCGTAAGGTCAGAGTTGCAGCTCAGGACAAAGTGACTCTCAACACCTATTATCTGTTCTCGGGCTACATCATCAATTATGATTATCATTATCCAACCAATCAATCTATTGGGTATGTCGATATAACCTGCCAGGATGGTTTTAGGCTCTTTAACCTTGCCGCTATTACAGGCGTGTCAGGTGGCACGGCAGGTCAAACTACGGCCGATCGTATGGCTTCTATTTTGAGCACGGTTGGATTTCCAACATCGATGCAAACGATGACCACAACATCTGGATCGACCTGCCAAGTAGATCCAGGGTCAGCTAGAACATCCCTACAAGCTCTCAAAAATGTTGAATTTGTGGAGCAGGGCGCGTTCTATATGTCCGGTGAAGGCAACGCAGTATTTAAGAGCAGAAACGATCTTTACAAAACATCTGGTGCTTTGCCAATTTATTACTTTTCTAATGATGGCGTTGGTATAGCGTTCAAAAATGTCAAATACGCGCTAGACGATAAATTGGTTATCAATCAAGCAAACATTACTGGTATTGGCCAAGCAACTTCGACTGCCGTGGATAGCACATCCGTTGCTAAATACTTTTACCATACCGTTACCCAAGGCAACCTTGTTGCCGCATCCGCAGTCGATACTCAAAATATAGCCAACATTTATGTGGCCACGCGAAAAGATACCGTGATGAGAATTGATGAGCTGACCCTTGACCTTACAACCCCTAACTATTCCGTTGGTATTGCAGCGGCGTTGGCTATTGATTATTACTCCACGATTCGTATAAAAAACGTAAACGTGATCGTGCCAGGTCAAACCATTGATCGCACGTTGCAAGTTCTAGGCATGGCCTTTTACATAACGCCTAACATCTTTAACGTCACTTTTACAACGTCCGAGCCAACCATTGATGGCTTCATTCTTGACTCAGCCTTATATGGGCTGCTCGACACTTCAACACTAGCTTGGTAAAGGAGCAATAACATGGCAGGTGCAGGCTATAAACTATTCGTGGCAGGTGATGTTTTAACCGCCGCGCAGGTAAATACTTACTTACAACAACAGACGGTGATGGTTTTTGCCACTACCGCAGCTCGTGACACGGCTCTAACTGGGGTATTGTCGGCAGGCTTAGTTTGTTACATTACCTTTGATAATAACATCTATAAATATTCAGGATCGGCTTGGAGCGTTGTTGGTTCTGGATCACCGCTCACAACTAAAGGTGATCTTTATACTTATTCAACGGCCGATGCCAAACTTGCTGTTGGTTCAAACAATCAAACTCTTTTAGCTGACTCGGCGCAAACCACAGGTATAAAATGGGCTGCGTCCGCGCAATCAATAATGACTGCAAC